CGTTACCCTCGCCGCGAAGGGATGAAAGCTTATCTCTCATCTTGTCTAAATTGATACCCATAATTTTATCTCCTTATAGTTGGGTTAAAGTACGATCAGCTAATATCCTGATCGTCTAGTTGTTCTAAAAATGATTGTACCATAGATGAATACTTAATGCAATAACAATATTTTTGTTCATAGGATGTTTCAAATATCCCATAGGATATGTTCATGTTGTCTTTAATTTTTGACTTCACAAAACTATTAATTTTCCTGAACAACGTGCCGTCATTGTTTAGATCCTCTTGATTGATACCATAATAGTATACCACATCGCGTGCGCTTGTCAAGTCATAAAACCAATTTTCTTCTTCTTTTTCCGCATCGAGGTTCACGATTCCAATTGTTGCAATTCGGCTTATCTCGGCTGGGGTTATATAATTTCCTATCACCGGCTCAGAGTTTTCAAAAATATTGATCATATGAAGCGTATTAACAATCGCCTGATTGAGAGTTTCATAGTAGCCAGTAATGGGTACATCACCAATACTTTTTTCAATCTTGCTATTATCGACAAGATAAATCGCCTGAAGGAGTCCGGAGCGCGCATACTCCTGCAGCACATTTCTAACAATTTTTTCTTGCTTCTTCTGTGTTTCGCTTAATAGGGTAAGATCAGGTTGTATATAAACAAGCCGTATTTTATTATTTTGAAGTTGGCTCAAAAGCTGGAGGACTCCCCCTGAGATCTGGCCCGAACCACACGTAACTAAAATAACCTCTTCATTGGTAAATTTGAACTTTCTTTTAAGATTTGGAAAGTTGGCATCATAATCTTCATGGTTCTCTCTTTTCTTGATTACAATGTCCGCATCCTCTTCGGTATCGACCATAAAGACTTCATACTGTGGAAACTTTCCAAAAGTTTTTGCAATATTACAGCCCGCTTTTCCCAAACCAACGATTTTCAATCTTCATCTACCCATTCTAGAATAAGGGCCGAGTCGAAGGCGCCCTTGCTGACACGTTTAGAAATTCTTTCAGTCTCAATTGTAAGAGGCCGGACATCATGATGCTCACATATAGTATACAATATCTCAAGAATGTCGGCGGCCTCTTCCGCACACGGATTGTCGATAAATTCTTCTACTTCTTCTCGCAATTTTGTTAAAGCATACGCTTTAAACTTTTCGGGCGAAACCGGGCGTACTTGAGCGTTCTTCCCCGCTTCTTTAATAATATTGGGAATCTTATCACGAACAAGCTTATCATAATATTTCTTCATAACTTTAATTTCTTCATCTCTCCTAGGTTTTTACCTGCCGCAAGATTAACCTTGAATATATCATAGCGTGTTTTCTTAAAGATGTCAAGCCAATTTAGAATTTCGTATCGATCTTCTTCTGCAAGATCGATATATACCGCATCGTGAATTAAAAATGAAATATTACTTTTCTTCTCTTTTAAAAGTTCGTAAATTTTATGTGCTTGTTCATGAACCATATCAATTGTAGTGCTCTGAATGATATAGTTTAGGGCCCGATGCTCATCTACCTTCTCTATCATCCTACCATAGTCAGTCTCAACCTTGGAACCGTCCCAGTACTTATTTCGTATCACGTCCTTGTTATAAAGCCGCTCTAACTCGTTGTTGGTCCTTTGCGAGTAAAGCCACGCAAACGTCTTCGTTTTAGCTTCCTCTCTGGTTATTTTTCCATCAAAAATATGCTGGACATTCCAATCGTGAATATCATTTAGGGGTTGTTTTGCTCCTCCAAGAGCTAAAAGGACCCTTAGCTCGGCCGCGTTAAAATCTAGTTCGATAAACCAATCATTTTTGGGTTTGATACATGCTCGAAATTCTTTATTCATTGTAAGAATAGGAAAAGTGTTGGAATTTGTAGCTAATCGTCCAGTTACTGTGCCCCATGGGTTGTAGTCACAGAGGTGGTCAACGGCTTGAATTGTTCTATGAAAGTTTTTACCTCGAACCGAACTTAAAAGATGCTTAATCGGCCCCATATCGATATTTAAGGTCTGCGATCGAATACTGGAGAGCATCTCTACTAGATTATACATAAAATCATAATTTTGTGGCCGCGGATAAGTGTCCAAAACATGTTTTGTGATCTTGTTTTTGGCTTCAAGATATTGAAAAAGAAAATATTCTGGCACAGCGTCATAAAAACAATTTTCATCAAGAGAAAACCGCGCTGTTTTAAAGGCCTTGAGAGACGATCTAAGCGTTTGTTTAATCTTTTCCCATTCCTCCTTCATATCGCCCGGACAAACCTTTGAGAGAGTCGCCCCCCCCGTATAGATACGCGCAATTTCATAGGAGGCGCCCGCCAGATGGGGCGTATACTCCCATGTCTCACCATTGGAGGGCACCGTTTGGCCTGTCACTATGGCATTGTTGGCAAAATATCCAACACAATCTTTTTTATGATCAAGAGCCTGAAATAACAAATGGCCTCCCTAGTAAGAATTTATATTTGATATCCCCACAACAGAAGTGGTTCTATCCTTAGCTTCTCCCACTCTAACAAAATTCTTTTTCTTTGTCAAGCGCCAATTATCAAATATTCTTTCATCATAGAGATATGGCTTAAAGAGGTTGTTCACATAAATAAGTCCCTGTTGATAGCCGTAAGCCCGGGCGACTGCTGCAGCTTCATCAATTAAGAAATCAGAATTTTTATACGTAACACCTGATTCGATCATCCGAATATGGAAATAAAATGCTAACCAATAACGAGTTCCCAGGGCAGTTGCTTGGAATGAAGCGATTGGTTGTCTCTCACCTATTTGTTTAAGTTTCGAAGTAGAACACCCAAGAGTGGCTGCAGAGTAGCCGGGGGCGCCTCTTCTGGACAGTCCAGGTACCGTTTCAATAATCTTTGGACTGGCGGCCGCAAAATGATTGTAGGCAGTTACCAACTCTTCCCGCATTAGTTCAACATCCAAGGTATATGTGCGATCATAATAAGTATCAAAAAAATTCTCTTTTGTCACGCCGTAGGTCCCAAGATCCTCTAGCATAGGAGGAGAGAATACATCTGCGAACAACCTCCATGGAGCATTCCGGTCGACATAAAATCCAAATTTACGGGCGGCGCGCACATAATAATCAAAATTTGGATCCGAAATATACTGCATATAATTAACAAGATCATCCCCATATTTAGTTATCGCGGTCTCGGCCGTGATGCCGGAGATAACCGGCGATGTGTGATTCGATAAAACATATTGCGTCAAGGAAATAGGAAGCTTATAAGTACCCACTTTAAGATAGTTTATTAAACCACCAACATAATCTTGAAAGGTAATGATTTTATTAAATTCTCTTTTATCTAGAGAGTATAAATAAGCATCATAAAATTTAGGGAGCATCCGAAATAATCCTTGATAAACGGGAACATAATTAAACCACCCTCTTGTGGCCACTAGTATATAAAATACAGAAGTATTAGTAGCAATCTGCCCAGTGTCGCCGGCGATCTTTAGATTTCTTTTTAGCTTGAAAAGAGCATCAGCCACAAAATTAAAAACAAATATATTTTTTTCATAGGAAGCTTGCTTAAGCAAATTACTATCTTTTTTTGGAACAATTACATTTTGAAAACGATCTACTCTTCCATAAAAATTCTTGTCGTAGTAAGTTTCTAAAGGTTCTGGAAGACCGTCAAAATAGTTGCCGTTCTTATATTGTAATCTTTGATTAAAATTGACCACCAACCGTCTCTGGTTGTTCCCTAGTGGAAAAGCAGATGCGGGATCTAAAAGGGCGCGCCTTCTCGAAAGGTTTTCTTCGAACAGTTGCTCTAGATAAACAGGTTCATCGAGATCGTTTGATTCTGGTGCCCAGTCTTCAAATTCATCGGTCATAGCCTGATTCCTTACTCCGGTACCGCTGGTGCTGCCATAAACAGCGCCTTAGCTACCGTTTCCCATCCGTCTTTTGAAATACTATGTGAGACATCAACAACCATATGGTATCCTCCAAGTCCCAAAATACGTGCGACTGACGTCTTCGATGTTGGCTTCCCAAAAACTATAGGATTAGGCTCTACGTATATAAGTTCGCCGGGTTTCAGTAAATTGTTACCATACATCGTTAGCGTAACATTATATAACTCGCGTAATTGGCCAAGAGCAAATGTTCTGGATTTTGCAGCACGGGCTTCCCGAAGATGGGGTTGATCAACTCGATCAAATTCTACAGATTTAATAATTCCCCTACTCAAGCCAACAATAAAATTTGCCATACCTTTTTTCATGTTATCCTCATAATTACCATTAAAATTATCGATTGACGTAAGAAACCCAAGTATCTTGACCGTCGCAGCAGTCTCAGGACTTGTGGGCGGTGGCATAATGGCGTCGTAGCGCTGCGTCACTTGCCCGGCGCCGTGGATGCGGGAGGCGGCGTTGGGGGTGATCCATTCAAACCCGCGATCAGTGAGCCGTTTGTAGACGCTCAACGAAGCAATGTACGACTCTCCTGCGCGGATCCCCGTAGAATCTGTAACAGGCTTATTGGCGTCATCCACGCCGCGGCTACCCGCCCGAGAAGGGTCCGTCTTCTTCAGGCGGCCCCCGACTAGGTCGGACCACAACTGCCGCTTCTCGTCGTACCCTATTTTCTCGCCCCCTTGGGCGCCCCTGAAGATCATGCACCTTTTGTTGTCTGTATCCACATTAATATTTATAAATGCAGGGTAATTTATCGGTACACCAAGAATTCCCTGATCAGCCACAATTGGCTTAACAAACAGGTTAAATAAATCTCTTATAAAATCTTCCAGATAGTAAACAGTGGCTTGTCGCGAAGTTATTTTTTCGGCAAAAAAATCCAAAAAAAGCTGAGCACTAATGGGAATATGAGCTATATTAACGTGATCATATAGTTGATCTCTCACACTTTTGGGTAAAGCAGCACTTTTGCACTTAATTGCTTCGAAAGAAACCGATTTAGCCATTGTTGCGGTCTTGACCTCAAACTGATTTTTTTGGCCAGCCAAAACGATAGAGTTAATCAGAGAAAAATAGTTCAAAAATTTTACATCCGTTGTCACAATAGCCAATTTTTGGTTGGCGACGGCCTCCACGATGCCCGGGCTCGTCAAAAAAACCTCTAAGATATCCCCCAGATAGAAAAAAGGAATCCTTGATGTACCGTCAGCGTGCGGTGAGATATCTCCGTAGTTATTGAGTGCATTTGGGTCTGAATCCAAGAAGTCACCCTGGGCTAAATCTGATTTACCATCCAAAATCTTGTCGAGGGCTTTTTGGTTGGGGGTTTTCTTTCCCACAGTACTTCCCAGCTTCGCCTTGATTCTCTTAATTTTCACAGGAGGAGGATTCGTCTTGCCCTTGTCGTCCTTGGCAGCCAAGAGTCCTTGAATCTTGCTAAGGTTTTTCATAAATAGTTCATTCCCGGTTTGATCAAATTCTGGATCGTCGTAGGCATCCTGCCACGCTTTTCGCTGCGCCGCGGTATCGCCAGGAGCACCGGAAGTGGCGGGCCGTTGGCTTGGCATCGTCGCGAGGTGGCCCTGGCCGAAGGAAGCGAAAGGCAACGTGCCGCGAGACGCCGCGTAATCCACGGCGTTCGCGTCCATCTTCGCGTAGGCCACCTCTCGCATGGTGGTGGTGCCCGCCGCATCGGCCGACGCGATGACCCTAAGAAGACTATTAAAAGAAAGCGCAGTCGAGTGTGATGTTAATGTTCGGTCGGCTACGCGGTAAGGATTCGTATCATTCGGCGTCCCGAGCGGATCGCGAGCTTCCTGCGCCTCAAAATTTAAAAGAAGGGCGTTAGGAATCGTGGCCTCATACATGTTCCACAGCAGCAGTTCTCTAAGTATTCTTTGATATGAACTCCTAAGCGACGCGTGGAGCCTCTCCTTATGCAACTTGGCCCTCTTCTGAGCGCTCCTGTTCTTCGCGAGGGTAACGGAGACGTCGGCGTCCTCATCGGCGGTGGCCGGCTCGTCGCTGCCATCCAGATTTTGAATCTCTTCCTCTAGGTTTAGTGTGCTGTGTGGAACGCCGAGGATATCATATTTCGCCTCAGCAACCATCGTTGAGCGCGCTCTATAATTTGCCTCCAAGGTCGCGCTGCCGTCCTCGGCGAAGTCAAATTTGTGGTCAGTCAGTGTCAAAAGCAACTTCAGCGAACTGTTCTTTATATATTGTATCTGGGGAAGTGTAAACAATGCGCGATCAGGATGGAAGACGAGGGGATCCCGTTCCTGCAGGGTTTGATTCCCCGACCCGGGTGGATCGCCGAAGTGCACTTGGTCCGGGGTTCCGTCGCCGTCGCTGTCCCCTATCGTGATGCCGGCTGCTCGCATCTCTTGAGTTTCCGAGAGGCCCGCGGCGGCCAGGTCCATCGCCGCGGGGTGGAGCAACGTTTGTTGAGTAACGGGCGGCACTTCCCACCCCACTTCCGCCATTATTTCGAAAAACGCAGGCTCGTACTCTTCCAAGCAAGGTAAGTTTTCAACATTTTTTGCCGTGGGGGGCGCAAAAGTAATAAGGTCCAAGAAAGAAGCTTCCAACTCCAGTGCTGACGAGTCTGAAGCCACCGTAGGGGCTGCTTCTCTGCGGTGTAGTCGATCGATTGTTTTTTGAAAAACACCAATATTGTTAAAGTATATTTTTAATGAGGCTATGATATTTGAATCGACTTCCGCCGGGTTGACCCCCTTAAGTTTCCACTCAAATGATTCAATCCCTGATGACCCCACGTTGCCCCCCTTTTCGACCAGTATATTTAACTCTTCATCCGTTATGGCTTTGTCGAATATAATTTCTCTTTTGGTGGCTTTCTTAATATCGGTATCTATTCTTTTAGTATCTTCATCATACTTATAATCGATTTTGAATATTCTAATTCGGGGCACCAAGACCGCCATCTGCGCCGGCGTCATTTCAAATGTAAAAAATTGACTAGTCCCCTGTGGTGGTGTCGCAAGGACCGAGGTCGAAACCTCCGGGGGGTAGTTGCCGTCCGATTCAATGGGAACAATCTGCTTGTATCCGGAACGATGTGTGTAACACTTGGGCTCGTCGGAGGTACAGCTTCGGGATGCTTGTCTCTTGGTCCACTGAGCGGAGTCCGCGGTTTGGGGGCGCCCCCAAGTGTTAGGGTAGAACCTCCGGTTGCTCATCTGGAGCTTCCCCGCGTAAGCGCGCTTGCCCATCATATATAGCAATGCTTGTTGGGCATTTTTTCGCAACCGTACGCGTTTCTCTTTATGCTCGCCGCTGGTCTCAGCAGCGAGTTCAACAAGTATTTCGTTAGGATCAGCCATATTTTTACTCGGTATAGTATGATAACATTAATTGTAGAGGGTGGGGGATAAGTATAATATCTCCTCGTTCAAAATGAGCGTCAGTTGGTTTTCGATTGTACCGTGCTATAACCCACCAATATTGTGAATCTCCATATGCGCGCGCAGAAATCTTATCAAGACGATCCCCATACTGCCACCTTCTTTCGCGAGGGAATATAGAAGCCTTTTGGGCTATCGTTAGTTCTTTAAATTTAACTGTTTTATATTGTCGAATAAAACTAAGACCTCGATCCTCAATTTCATTTTGATAAATTAATAGATTATTATTGAAGAATGAAGTATTTACATATCTGTTTACCATAATATTTACTCTTTCAGGTCATCCGGGTGCGTATACAGAGGTTCTGCACCCAAGGGGAAATTATCCTTCGTAAACGTATAGATTCCGGTGTTCTTACCGGTTTCGATGAAGCCGGGGGGCTCGCCCTCATGAAGTATGGTACCCCCCAAAGTAAATCCATAACCACCAGCAGGAGCCAAATAACGAAGCGAGTCGGGGCCCGTGACGGTGAACTGAATTTGGTTGGAATTAGGAAGGCCTGAATTTACCGTAAAGGTCTCTGGAACAAATAGGATCCCCGCGGTATTTGTTGTAACGCCCAGTTGGGACACAACGCGAGGAATCTTAATCCTTAGAAGGGGGGGGCCAGTAAGAATACGGGTTGACAAATTAGGTCCATGTGTTTCCTTCCTATACGTGGGATACATAAATTGGTATATTGTAGATAAGATTTTGGTAATGTTTGATGCATAGCTCGCGGGCCTGCGGATGATTCGGCCCTCGTTGTCCACTATCTCCTCCATCGCCCCGCCGTCGTGGGCGTCGGTGACTTCCTTGATATTCTCCGACGTGGGTGTCTGGCATGTCACCTGGAAAGTTCGAACAGTATTCTGATATGTAAAAATTGGATCCATCCTACCATAAACCGAGGTAGAGGCAAAGCTGGGGTCCGTCGTTTGTTCGTAAGCCTTAACGAGCACTGGGCAACGTACCTGGCGTTTGGCCGTCAGGTGTTCAAGCGTCAAAACCGTATATAGATCACTCACAATTCTCTCCTTTTAGGCCAATCGCAAATTAGACTTTTTCTTTATCCAATCGGCAGCTGCTTGGCCAACAATTTTTTTATCTAGCTTAATAATTACATCTTGGTTACTTTTTTGCTTCGGTTGAGGCGCATTTGCGGCATTAATTGCTGATGTCAATTGAGTTAATGTCAATTGGAGCGCGCTCAATAGTGGTTTAAGGGCTGCTGAGGAAGGAGCACCACCAGCAGCCCTTGTATCCGCATTACTCAAGACTTCGTCTTGGGCTCCCAACTCAACCACCGAAGGACTATCAACTAAATAACGCTCCCCGCTTTCGGTGATAACCATCTCTTCGCCGTTTTCGGCCACGAGGGTTGCATCTCCGCCAGCTTTCTGTCCCTTTTTCTTGCCATGTTGCGCTTCACCGAGGCCCGACAGGGCGGTCACTGAACCAGCAGCAATGGCGCCGATGGCGGCCGATTTGACTGCGAATGTTCCAACCTCTTGGAACCCGAAGGCCGCGGCCTTGGTCAATGCGATGGCGCCGGCGATCCCAACTAGGATTCCAAGTAGTATTTTGCCCCCCGTGCTCATATTTTTCATAAGCTCGGTAAGTAATATAAATACCCCCACGCCCAGCGCAATGGGGCCCATTGTTTTCATCCATGCATATTTCATCAGCCTTGTGGCAGCAATAACTCCATATATAGCAATCGCCACCCCTTGCAGGATCCCTCGGGTGCCATCGTCGGGATCGCGGCCCAGGAGATCTCCTATTGAATTAATTGGATCCATAAGAACTAGCAGTGCATCCATGATTTGTGCTATAGCATCTACGACTGGTCCCATCGCAATCGCAAAGGATTGCATTACTTGTGTAAATTTTTCTTGAACTGCTTGAGCTTCTTGTGCGCGCTTCTGCATTTCTTTCATTGACATTTGTGTTGAAGCGAATTCAGACTCTGTACCACCAAATAGCCTTGCTGCCACCGACATATCCGTGATTCCTGCTGCTGCAGCTATCGCCTGTTGTTCAAAGCGAGCTAGCTGATCAAACTGACGACCAGACACCGCGATACTTTCACGGAGCATCTTTACTCTTTCTTCCTCAGATGCATAAAGCATATTGATGGAATTCAAATAGGGGCCACCAAGTATAGCATTCAATTTACCCACTGCCTCGCCGGCGCCCTCAAAGGTATCAAATTGCTTAACAATTCCCAAAAGCTCACCCATCGCAATACCTGTTTGCTTAGACTGTTCCGCAAGTCCCTTGAAGACGTCCATCATGCCATCGCCATACTTCATAAGTTCTTTGGTTGCTGCATTAAACTCAGTAGCTATAATTTGGGGGGGTATCTTTAATGACTTGGAAATCCCCATCAACTGTGTGCTCAATTTCTCTAGCTGATCAGCATTATACCCTAGGCCTTTTGAGAAAGTATTAAATATTTGAGCTGTGGTGTCGGCAGAAACACCAAATTCTTGAAGCAAAACCGTCGATTTTAAAACTTGTTGCTGCTGAAATCCGGCCATCGAGGTGAAAGATGCCATACTAGATATAAGAGCACTTTGTGCACCAAAAGCTTCGTCCATGGATACGCCCATCTTTATATTCGCCCTTTGAACATTAACAATTCTTTGTTCCATGCCGCTAAAGCCCTTGCTAATAATGCCAGTATTCTTTCGAAATTCTCCTGTTAATTTGTCAAACTGTAGCATAAATGCAAGAGTTTGTTCGAATATGGCCGTTAGGACGCCGGCGCTCAGATTCTTAAAACTTATCTTTTCCATCTTTAGCGCAAGATTATCCAACAAGTCCGCCGCGGGCTCTTTGGAGTCAATAAAATCAATTATTCCCCCGAGGGGGCCCTCTTTCCACTTCTCACCAAAGAACCCGGTTTGCTCGATCATCTTATCAAGCCCACTAATGATCGAGTCGGAACCTTTGTTTCTTTTTTCGATTGCTTCATTCTCAGCCATCTCAAGTTGTAGAAGTTCTTCCGTCTCGTCGATGATCTTCTCGACGGTTTTCAGCTGCTCTCCGAGCATGCCAACCGCCTCTTCGCGGCGCTGTTTCAGGATCTTTGCGTCCCTCAGCTTCTCCTCCCGGGCATCTTTGTCGAGGCGCCCCTGGGCCTCGTCTAACTTTAGCTGAGCTTTCGTGGTCTCAAATTCTTTCTGAATTTTGATGAGGAGCTGCGCCTTCTGCTTATCTTCTTCTATAAGTATTTTCTGGCGTTCTTTGGCTAATTTATAGTTCTTCTCAAGTTGTAGCAGCCTTTCCTGGGCGGTTTTTAGTTCGTCGTCTCGAATCTTTTTATTTATATTGAGTTGCTCGTTAATATCTTTCGCATTAATGGCTCTTTTTTTATACATCTCATCAAGGAGTTTCTCGGCTTCAACAATTGTTTCATTTCGTTCGGCAATAAGGCCCATCTGGGCGGCGGCCTTTTTTTGTTCTTCGGTAAAGGATGCTGCGGCGACTGCCACGTCGCCGGAGGCTTCCTTGATCTGATGATATATCCCATTTATTATTCGAAGCTGCTTGGCTTTTTTTTCTAATATGCCTAGGGGATCTGTTGGGTCAGCCATTGATTAATCCCCTAGTTGAGCGGCCACTTGATGCCGGTTTCTCGCTCGAAATTTGCGACCGCCTTATCAAGTTCAGCATGCGACTTAAAGGATTGTGGGTCATTAAGACCATATTTGAGAAAGGTGTCCATATATTTCTTTTCTTTGGATAACACATTTCCGAAAGCGGCTATTTGTATGGGAGTACCTACAATTTTCGCCCGTGGGGCGGAGTGAAACTCTTCAGCCTCGGCCATGGCCATTTTAGCCCGTTGGGACATCGTGGGGCGAAAAGTGGGAGGAGATTCCTTAAACATATACCCAAGCAAATTTTTAACTGCTTGGCCAAACATCTGCAAAAAGCTCTCGCCAATGAGACCCTCTTTATTGGCATTTAAATTAATAGTAATTGGTTGTAAGTCGTCAGACATCCCGAGCCCTCTAAATATATAGTAATTAGTTTGCTATTTCTTTTAGTGCCGGGCATTCGGCGCGGGGCCTTTTCCGGGCCCAAGAGTGCTGGACGTACTCTTTCCCGAGCCCCGAGAGGCGCTCTGTACCGCCTCCGATTCTTCTTTCTTCTGACGCACAAGTCTTTTTACAAACCACTCGCGCAGCTTAATGGGAAGATTATATGCCTCCATAAGCCCCCATCCACCGTGGTATTTTAAAAAGAAAAATTGTTCATATATATTTTCGTGATAATCAGACGTCAGGCCAAAAAAAGTCGGTTGTAAAGGGAAACGTAATTTCGCCCTCGTAATCACAATGATTACAGACGAACTCCTTCCGCAAAGTGATAGATGGACTCACGCTTTCATATAATTGACGTAAAAAGCGCGAATCTCGGAGAGGTAATGAGTCAATATACCTCTCAACAATGCTGCGGTCTTCGTGGTCCAAGACCGAAACAATCATAAGTCTCAGTTGATCAGTTACAAGTTGATCATTTTGTTTCTTTTTCTTACGCTTTTCTGCTAATTCTAGCATGACTCTTTCGTCGTGCCCATTTAAAAGCCTAAAAACCAAATGCACCGATGAATTTGGAATATTAACCTTAAAATTGCAATTGCCAACATATTGCACTTGAAGCTCCTCTAGCTCCTCGTCGGTAGGAGGCCCTTTAACTAGGGCATCAGTTAAATCATAAGGGTAGTTGTCTGTCTCATTGCAGGATCGACAACTTATTTGCGGACTATAATCACTTCCATAGCCTGAGGCCCGGGCACAGACCAATATGGCATTTCTGTCACATATTAGCAAATCTCTTGATCTCACGCTTTTATCAACCAAAAGACTATCGATTAAGCGATCCAAGACAATGCCTTTTTCTATAAGTGATCTAGAGGTCAGAAGATCTTCTTCCTTGGCGGTCATAAATTTAATCTCGACTGCCTCTTCATTATGAAGTGCATGGCCTTCGGGGTAATATTTGCCCAACGATGGTAGCGCGACAAATTCAGTTGGAACTATAAAAGCTAAAGGATCCGAGCGCTGCTCTTCTCCTAAGTTTTCTGGTATATTCGGTGGATCCGGCTGTTGCGCGCCCAATCTATCGGGGTTATTTCTACGTGTCAATTGACACCTCTCTTTCTTTACTAATTATATCTGTTCTTTAAAAATATTTTAAATTAATTATTGCACCACGGGCCAGAGTGATTGCTAGCGTCGTCGTCATCGTCGTCGCTGCGCCTCGCGGATCCGAGCGACATCAGCCTCTGAGGCCGGCCCTCGCCGAACCTTGGCGTCGAGGGCGTCGAGGTCTAGGTCGCCCGGCTGGCTGCTTATCTCGCCTTCTGGCTGTTTCCCGGGGTCGGTCGCCGCGCTGGCAGCCGAGATTACCTGGCTCCCATCGGGGGCGGCGGTGACCGACTTCTTCTTGGGAGGCGCGGGGGCGGGTTCGGGGATCCTGGCCAAGGCCTGATAAGAATAATATCCAAGAGGACCACGATCGGGGTTAGCCGAATAGGTCAGTGTTAGTGTCACCTTAAGTAATTCAGTACCGCCATAATTAAACTCTCCAAAGTCTACTGATTTTATGGCCGGATCGTGGAGCAGATGGAGACCGACCGGACGGCCCTGCGCAGACAGTTCTTTTATCACCAATACGCGCTCCTGCATATTAAGATCCACCACAGCATTTGGATACAGTAGGGCATTCTGGGCGTTCATGTTGCCGCCACTAACCAATTGTGCGCGTTTGTTCTGTTTTTGTTTTTTAGTAAGGCGCTTTGTTGATTTCGCCACATTAAACAAAAAATTTAATGAAAAATGTAAGTTTTCCTGCAATGTTGTAATAAGGGTTAATGTTGCATCCCCTCTCGAATATTGATATTTACTAGGATCAATAACGGGGCCGCCCTTACCATCTTTATAATCGGCCACACCCGGAACAAAACCGAAAGAAGGCGGCTGAAATGATAGCGCCGCGAACTGAGTTACTGACAGCTTGACTATGTCATTGCTTCTGTTGTTATTGGATATTCTTTCGCGGCCCTTTTGAAATGAATTTTTGTAGGCTGCCAATGAAAAAAGCTTTTTCGTGACTTGACTCTCTCGCTCGTTTACTGACATCTGAGAGTAGTGCGGATAATACTTTGCGCTGGACGTCGCGATGAGTACCTGGTCTACAATCTGGCTCACGCTCGTACACTGGGCTAACGAGTTTTGAAGGACGGTCGTGTTGTCGGAAGAATTACTACTGAACTCATTCGCGATGGCAACAGCTGCTGCAGCGCCCAAAATATTCTTATTTCCCTCCGTAAACAGGTGAGCTGTGTCTATCGAGTCGAGCGACATGAGGGGCTCATAAATAGGGAAATTGACTAGAAATCGATGTTGTTGTAGTGGTTGCTTATTGGCGGCGGTCCAGAATGGGGCAGCGCTCGTACCGGCCGAGGGTTCCAGGCCCGGTGACTGACTATCCGATTTTGGCATAACGTTTTTATTCCCTTATTTATATTTTCGATTAAATAAGTCTTTTCACTCTATGTTGCGGCGGATGCGCCAGGGGTGTACGTGGCCCAATCATAACGAAATCCAATATCAACGGTTAATAAATCTTCACTGGAATAATCCAAAGTACCGTAACTAACAGAAACTACAAAAGGATTATTAAGTTTATAATTTCCAATCGCGCCTCCCTCGCCATCAAGCTCTGTGACAACGACACTGCTCCCCAGCGCCGCAACGGCCATGTCCTTATTTGGAGTGCCACCGTTGGTGACGCTGCCGCCGGAATTTCCTACGTCGTTGGGGTTAACCCAACCCATAGAAGTCAATATCTCTTGAATCTTTTCATCCATATCGGGATCGGCTGAATTAACAAACTGAGCAGTTACCTCGCTCCAAGTAACGCGTCCTGGGTAATAATATATTTTATCTAAAAACTGATGCTCCGTGGCACCAACTGTCCACCCAGGTTTAGTGAACGTTCTTGCATACAATTGGGTGTTGAGTCCACCCGGTAATTCAAACGAAACCAAAAAACGATGTGAACGTTTTGGTTCTGCTGCTGGGTTACTCCAAAATTCTCCGGCCATTTTAAAATCCTCTTTAACTTAAATAGTGGGACGAGGCAAATCGTCCTAACTTATTATTCAAACTCCGCTCCCGATCTACTAATAACAAAGTCTAGTGCAATAAACTCTATTGCCCGAGTCGGCTTCAATAAAATCTGTGCATACATAATATTTTGATCAACCATGTCCGGCGTGGTGGTACTAGTGTCCAACACGACTCGATAGTCTTCCAAGCCAAATCGATTTTTTATCGATGCAAGGAAGGGACCAACCTGGTTTAGGAATCTGTTCCACGTAACCTGATTGTTCGGGTCGAATAGAAGTCCGTTTGCAATTTGCGTAATCTGCTTCTTACAGAAGATTAACAATCTACGGACATTAATCCGATCCAAAGCTGACGGAGTCGCCTGCAACGTCTTCTGGCCAAACACCACAATCCCTTCAGCCGGGAAGGAGGCGATTGGATTAACATTGACATCATAAAGGTTGTCTCTCTGGTCTGCGGTTAACTTTTCGATCACATTCGTGACAGTAAGACCGGCAGAGCCCCTCGTCAGGCCGCCACGATTAAACCCAGCAGGCGCAAACCACAACTCGGTCGTTGCAGCAGACGATGCCAAAACTCCTAGGGCGACAGTGGAGGGAGGCACCCAAACTCTACTATTGGTCCTCCCGTCGCTAATCTGCACCCAAGGATAATACGCGGCCGCGTAACTAGAGTTAAAGTTACGTGCTTCGGCGGCGGTTACAGTAGCAGCGGACGATCCTCTACGTGCATCAAAGGACTGAGTGTTCTCTGTCGATGCTGTGTAGCCAGCTTCCAAATCAATAATTGCAAGAGTGTCTTTTCTTTCCTCAGCCATAGCAATCAAATAGTCTGTTACTTGTTGATCGGTGATTCCGGGCATTGCCGCCAAGTTAATGTCGATTTGATCAACATCATTCACAGAATCTATGGCTGTTTTGAGGGTATAATACATTGGGAATTGAGACGTTGTTTTGGTAACATTGTTATTCAGTGCACGGCTTTGGTTGAAGGGATTCTTTTCAAAGATATCAAATCCATTAAAGCCGCCATATAGAGGTACCGTAAACTTGTTAAAGCCTCGATCAAGGGGTTCCGTATATGACGCGCTCACCGCAGTCATAGAAGTTCCCGCTTTGCGGGCGCCGCCAGGGGTGCCTCTTCGAATATTGTTGTTGTTGGGCCCTAAGGGACTCGTACTTCCGACAACGGTCGAGTTATATACAAAGACGTCGGATCCACTATGTGTGGCGTCACCACTGCTGTAGACCAGGTCATCTAACGAAAATCCAGGCGACAGTAGAAGGTTCTTTCCTTGCGCGTTAGCAGGATTAATGCGAACTAGGTCTCTAATTACCCCATCAAAGATCAGGATACTCGCGGCCTGATTCGTTGTTAATCCAAAGAATGCTTTGGTTGTTTTGGACAGGCGTCCATCAGCAGAACTGCCTCGCAGTGGTAAGGTCGGGAAGAGGAGACTGCCCGACGTGTAGAAGGTGCCGGAGCCAGAGCCCAACTCCCAGCTATTGTCGCCGAAATTGACAACTCCGGGGCCCCCGAGGCCGGCCCATGGGCCCGCGGAAGAGCTCACCATGTCCGGCGGGATTGAGCCACTACCGCCGTTAACAAGGAAGTTCTGGCGATCGGCGGCGGCGGCGGAACCCGCGGCAGTGACACTAAACTCATTGATGGTGGCAGATCCTGAGGCAATATTTGCGCCAGCCATCGTCGGAAGGCCGCGGAAACCAAAGGGAACCAGTCTATTGTCCTGGGTACCGTTTTCAACTTGTGCATCAAGCTCAAGTCTAATAAATCTAGACAAAACAGGATATTGGCCAAGTTGCACCCATTTGTTATTGGTGGTATCGTACGTCCATGACCGGTCGCCAATTCTTCTTCCAACAAAGTTATTGGAAACGGGATTCAAGTTAAGATTATTGAATTGCTCTAGAATTCTCGGATCTTCATCTGTGTCTTTAATATCTCGAACCATCAAGGTGAACGATCCATAGGGCTCAAATTGTGGATTAGGAGATTGTTTTATGTCTGAAACTGAAATTTTATAGTGACTTTGAGCATATTCTACCCCTTCTCGGGAGAAGACGCGGAAAAGACGCTGTGGTCCACTATTGAGATCGAAGCTTCCAGATAGGTCAGTCAAGTCCTGACCAATAATCCAAGGAGTAGCCGGCGTTGCATATGCCCTCCTAAAATCACCAGCTCCACCGTTGCTCGAACCAGAGCTGAGAGCAAGTATAATACCCACAGTCCCAGATAGGTCAGTTCTTGAGAGCGCAGTACCGTCATCGGCAGTTACTAGATCCATCACTGATCTTCCAAAGGTCTGTGCTAAGAAGTGCTGCTTTTGGTTCGCTGCTGGTGTGATACTGGGGTTTAATAGATGCGGGTTGGTGTTAAAGACGCTTCGAATATATCGTGCACTTTTTGGATCAAAATTAAAGGTTGTTTCGATTGTTTCCAGGGAGCCAGAAATTCGAACTCTGAATTCCCTATTCGCACCAAGAACCTCTTGTGGTCGAATGACGGAGGCGGCATCGGTGACGGAGGGCCCCGAAGATGAATTGAGTAGGCCCGTAAGTTCAATGGTGGTCTCCGAGCCGGTGAGCTGGAAGACGGCTGCGAGGACGCCTTCGCCATGAGAAGAGGTGTAGTCCTGGCTGATCGAGCCACTGCCAGCAGTTCCCTGGCCCATAATGAAGAGCCCATAGGTGCCCCCCCGAATATTCGTGGCCGAAGCTTGGGGAATCTCCCAGCCAGCCGTTGTGCCGCCAGACTCTTGGCTGCCGACTAGTCGAACGAAAGTAAGAGGAGCGGCATTGCGCAGATAGGCTTGAGCGGCATATGCTCCATAAGTAGGATTAGATTGGTCTCCGTCTCTCCAAACATCGCCATTTGCGGCCTCGCCGGGTTGCGGCTGCCCAAAAATATCAACAAATTCTGCAAAACTTGCAACTGTGGTTGGAACCAGGGCTGGCCCCTTCTGGGCTACGCCAAAAACAACGGGGCCCGTTTCTCTGCTGGTGGTCTCCGCGATCTGGGATTGGTCGATCTCGTTGGTGAAAACACCCGGCGATACAAATCTAAAACTATCTACTGGCATTTTTATACTCTCCTATCCAAAGTATTAATCTTCAATGATAAATAGTAAAATAAATCTTGAAACAACCATTACTATGTATAAAACCCCGAATTATCCGGGAAGTTCAGTGGTTGCTCCGTTATTACGGTTTCCCGGGGGATTTGAACCTTGACCGCATTTTGTCTACGCACCACAATATTGGGCCCCTCTTGGTTTTCACCGTCGCCGAATAAATAACCCAAAACTTTAATATTTATTATAGTTTCATAATTTCTCTGATCCATGCCCATCGAAGCAACATTTGAATTGTTTGTTACTGACCCGTCAATGAAGGCCTCAAATTTATGGCCGTCGCTTTCAAGTCGAGCGGGCATTCGATTGAGTCCTCCTTGGCGTATAAACTTTGTTAAAATTTCATTTGTTTGTTGTTGATATTCTGTACGAGCCGATACTTGATAACTTACAGCCACCCATGTTGGAAATGGGACTGTTATTGTTTCATAAACCGGAGTTCGTACCCCGACCCTGGGCGACGTGGCCTGTTTCCAGACTCGTTTAGAATAAGCATTTTGGTGCTGTGCTGTCTCTCTTTGGTTAAGACGGCGAGCGATTGTAATGGCGCCTCCCATGGCATCTCTAACCTCTGGTATGTTAGCGGCCGGAACTGCATATTCGCTTGCTGGGTTCTTTTCTACACTTACCCGATCGATCGTGATAAGGGGGAGTATTAAGGCTTCCTCCGAATCTCTCAGATCTTTATTATGTTTTAATTGGTAAGCACGTTCTGCCGATACCCATAAAACAGGAACTTTTTTGAAACCTTTATTGGTTGTTACCGCAATATTTAATTTATCGAGATAGTTTAGGACCGCTTTATCAATGGTCTCCAAGGAGGAGGTAGAAAACTTAACATCGTGTAGTTTGTCCTCTACTTCTTTACTTCCAATATAGGCTTTCTTATTCCTTGTTTCTATATCTTTTTGAGTACGTGTACTATTTGGCATAATTTAAATTCCTGGACTATCCAACATATATACCCGCGGGAACGCTGACAAGCACTTTTTCAGTAGAATCTTGCATAGTCGAATCCAGAGTAGCTAGTTTATCATAGGTCATTTCATCCAAGATGGTCTTAAGTTCCTCTCTTAGGCTATCTTGTTCAGTTTTAGCTTGGCTTAATAAATCAGCAAAGTTGAGAGTTACACTTTCCCCAGGAATGGGCACCGACGAAAATTTGCCCCTAATCTGTCCCAGCATTTCTTTTGTGAGAGCCAAAGCAAAACGGCGGATCCATTGCTTGCCAATTGAATTAATATTTTCATATGGAACATTCTGAAACGGAAGTGTGTTCATGTTGTTAACGCCGTCTATCCCCGTTCTACTATTAGAAGGTTCCTCCCAAGGCTCGTAATCTCCCTGTATACTAAATTGTACCCAAAACTTTTCCGGGCTGGTGGTGTCTGGGCGCGGGAAGATTCTTATATGATTATCTCTGATTTCATATGAATAGTGGGATATTCTGGTCCATAAAGCGTCTTCATAGGCCATGGCTTGTAATTTATTCTGCCACGTTGGGACAATTTCAAATGTTGAGTCATCGGCAAATTGACCATATGTTCTCATATTGCCCACCACAGAGAAACCTCCATAATAACCATAAAATCTCCACATAGCGCGCGGGGTTTTAAAAAAGACCTTACGGATAATAACTCTTTTATTTTGTACTCGACCCGAATAAGCAAGAGTCTGGCCTTCATCGGCAGATGATTGAGATAAAATAGTTTGAAGATTGTAGTCTTGTTGTTGTGCAACCATCTGAAAGGACCCAGAATATATGGGCAACGTACCTCCCAGGCCTGCTTCTGTTACCATTCTCTCAGAGACTCTTCTAATATATCCATAATCAAATTTAGGATAATTTAATTCTACATTCGACCCTGATAGAGAGTCGCCGCTTACGATTTGACCGTCCTGGTCAAAAGAAGCGGTGGCGGCGCCGAGGAGGCTCGATATTGAATTTTTACTTTGATGTAAATTTACAAGATAAGAATATTCTAGGACTGCTTCTTCATATGCCGAATACACATTTCCTTCTGTCAATTCAATATCAAGTACATCTCCTCCTAATTTCTTATAGGTATAAGCAACCTGATCAGAGGCTCCCGATAAAAAGCTCGTCGATGAAGCATACATACCAAAAGGAAGTGTTGATGCAACATTTGTCGTACTCCCCGTCGCCGGCAAAACATTTGAATTTGAAGTTGATGCTGGGTTTAGACTTGGGACCGCCATTTATTTTCCTCTATTGATACACTACTAAATAGAAAGCCCCGCCTCAAAGAGACGGGGCTTTCATTATTTTGACCTTAAGTCAGATATACTAGACTAGAGCCTTTACAACTACTAGGCCATACATATCTGGACGAACCATCTTCTTGGCATATCGAGTCATCACGCCCTTGCGAGGCACGAAGTCTTCAACACCGAAGATAGTAGGTGTAGTCTGCAGTGGCACGTAAGGTGCGTAGACATATCCACTCTCAAGGAAGCTACTGCCGCGGCGGCCCACAAGGACCAAGTTACGCGGGAAGTAAGGATCGACAATGACGTCGAACTTCTTAGAGAGAGAACCAACCTTGATAGCACCAATGTCTCCACGGTCACTATCAGCAGTTACGTTAGCACGGAAACCGGCCGTAAACTCAAGTAGGTTAGCAACTTCGGGTGAACACACCACGAAGTTTGCAGCGCCACGAAGAGTCTTTCGGTGGATCTGTGCTGACACATCGTTGATAGTCTCAACGAGAGTCTCATACCACTCACTCACGTTACCAGTGAAGTCTGCCGTCCCAGCTGCTAAAACAGCACCCGTTTCACGGTTTAAGAATTCACCTGGATTACGCGACCAGTAGCGAACACCAGCGGTAGCTTCACCAACAAGATCTTCTAGGATCTCGCGATCAATTTCAAGAGCAATCTGCTCAGAAAGGATCTGAGTAAGCTCGACTTCCGCATCAAGGTTGTGGTAGGCGTTAAGATCTTGTCCTAACTCCGGGGTCCACTTGGCCTTGAGCTTCTTGGTGATCGCCGTAACGGCCACCGAGTCGACCTTAATGTCAATCTCTGGGATTGCTTCACTACCTTCAAGCCCCCACAAGGGATCACCAATAACGGAGCCGATGGCGCCGCCTGTTTGGAAATCATCCGTAATCGGGAAAGATGCCGAAACATCACCGGCCATGAGCATGTCCCGGAGTGTGGAGCCGACAAGCGACGAGCTGTTGGCCGTCTGAATAAGAAGAACCTTGGTATTATCCGTTGGGTCTTCGCGAGTCAGGCGACGAGCCTGCTTGCCTACAGTCAGAACACCTAAGTTAGCCGTGGTCAGTTTGATGGCCACATAGTCTTCTTCGTTCCACTGTTGTGACGTAAGAGCTGTCTTAAGAACGGTGGCTGCACAGAAAACCGAGGATGATGGTATATCAGGATCGAACTGTAGCAATCCAGGACGATGATAGTTGCTGTCGCCGCCCCAGATGTCGAAACTAAGGACACCAGAGTTGCCAACCGTACCGGATGCAACAACAGTGATGGTGAGAGGATCGACTGAACCAGTCGGAGAGGAATAGCCATTGTTAAGGCTATACGGACCCGCAGTAGAGAAACTACCCGTCAAGTCAACACCGCCTGTAATCTGCGATGCTACCCTGTCGCCACCGTAGAGGGAAGAGGCGGTTATATAACCTACCCTAACCCGGTTGGCATTGTCGGTGCCGCCAGCAATATCTTTCGAGATCGTGAAATCAAGGAAGAAGATGAGGCCCGAGGGCAGACTCATCGGCTGAACACTAACGAGATCGTTGGCGATCAGATTGCCGAACACGCGGCGAACGAGGGGGAATGCGACAGCCGCAAAACCCTCAACATCTCCACCACTCATGGTGGACTGTTCACGAAGCAGCTCTTTTGCTTGATTTTCAAGCAACCGGGCCATTCCGTTGCGAAGTGTATCATCACCAAGACCTTCGAGTAGACCGGTCTGCTCCCACTTATCAATAAA